TGTGAACTTTTCAATTGCGAATTTCATTGCCAGTTTGCTTGCTAGACCAGCGCAGATGCATTCATTCCAACGATATGGAATATCTGCGTCTTGATTGGATGCCGTGACATCTTCAAGCTGCCTAATCGCCCAATAAACCATACTATATGTTGTTTTATCTGGAACTGACCAGAAGTATGCTTTTGGCGTATATTGCTTGTCGAGCATATATTGGCTTGGCTTGCCGCTAGAATCTTTGTTTGGCAGTTGGTTGTAATCAGAAATAGATACGCGGTTAATGATTTGATCAGAAGTATCTGTGCCAGAGCTATCGCGTATTACTGCGCTTATTAGATCGATTGTTCCCACAGGTAGCTCATAAGCCGCTGTACCCTTCACCAGTGTGAGTGTTTGCTGATCGACTGCCCAGTAGTTAATGCCTCTGTTTGCCCACTCAGCGAAGAGTAGGTTAAGGCTGCGCCGTGCAGACACAGCCTTGTCGCCAGTTTGTGTTTGGGTATCAATACCGCAACGCTCAAATGCTTCAGTTATTATTTCTTCAACATTTGGTCGAAATGCTACTGTTCCTGAAGTCGCCATCGAAAACTCCTAGTATTCTTTGATTACCCTTAGAACCAGTTGATATGAATCCCCTACTGCCCCAGCTCCATCAGTCGTAAATTTCACATCCCCAGTTGGGTTTGTGCCATACGACTTCGTGGATGGAAGGCCACCAAACCTTGAGAAATCGTGATAACCAATATCGTCATCACCAATATTCATCAATATTACGTCTACGTCAGCATCTGCCAAGATCCGCACGGTCATGCTTTTAATGACCCACCAACCTTCGATGATGCGAACAGCCGTACAAGGTGCGCCATTCGCGTTTGGAGCAAGTGTAGAAACATCAATCTTGAGAACAGCACTTTCGTCGCCAGTATCAACATATTGATATTGGAAAGCGAAGACTGCCTCTCTGGTGCTATCACTTAGCTTTTTTACTGATACAATGTCAGCCATTTGCTATTCCTTTTTCTTGGCAGGACGGCCACGTTTTTTCTTAACGGGAGCCTCTGTCCACGCCTCATTGACTTCAGGTGTGGAAGGATCGTCAGCTTTCAACGTACCGTCTGAGTTACGAGCGCGAACTTTGGCATTGCCAATTCCCCGCGCTGCTAATTCTTCTTCAGAAGGAGGTGTAAATCTGCTCATCAGTTCCTTCCCCCTTACGCTGCTGCGATTGTAGCACCAGTGTCAGAACGCTTCCAGTTTGTTCCGTCAGAGAAAGCCAAAATTGCTGCGCCTGCTGCGCCGTTTGAAACGTACACAAGTGTGCCAGCGCCTGCATCAGAAGCTGATGGAGCGTTTGCCACTGTGTAAGTAGGAACAATGATGTCACCAATAAAACCGTTGGTAGAGGTAACTGGACCTGTAAATGTAGTGTTAGCCATTTTTAGTACCCTTTTGCATAAGGATTCGCTTTGCAGTCTATGCAACGTCAGGAGGGCGGGAACCTGTCTACAAAGCTAATATGATGCCCTTCTTCAAAAACATACATTAAATCTAAATAAAAAGAAAGAGGCGATCCGAAGACCGCCTCAGTCAAACCCAACGAGAGAGAGGTTAGGTAATTTACGCGCCTTGTGATCCGAAGATACCGCGCCAGTCAGTAGCACCGAAGCTGTAACGCTCACGCACTTTGTAGCGCACGTTGCCAGTTTCGAAGTCACCTTCCATGCCTTTTTTCATAGGCGAGCGTTGGAACATTTTCAGTCCATCAGGAATATCCGTTTGGACAAACCACTGGTCGCTGTCTGTTAGACGGCGCATAATGTGGTAGCCTTGTGGGAGATACCCGCCTTGACGAATCGCGTTGATATCGTTGTCAGCAGTAGCAGTGCGAAGCTGGGATTCCAGCAGACGCTCTGCAACAAAAGTGTAAGCTGTTGGAATAACCAACTGCGTACCCTGCGCTGCAACGCGAAGACCGCGATCATCTTTCATGTCAGCAATCTGAATAAGGATTGCTTCAAGTGACACTTCAGACAAATCGGCTGGTGTCGCCAAAATGTTAGACTGATTACCAGCTTGTGTTGGGTGTGTTGCACTCAAAAGAGGAGCGCCGTCACCACCATTCACAGTTGTCGCGGTATTCAAAATGTTAGCTGCTTTGATCTCTTTAGTAGAGGCCATTGAGCGAGCCAACGCTTTTGTATAGCGAGAAGCAATCGAGCCATACTGGCCGTCTTCTTCAGCTTCTTCAGTGATTGAGAAAGCCAAAGCGATTGTTTCGTGCTGATAACGCGCAGTCCACTGCTGAGAGGCTGCGTCATAAGAAACCGCAGAACCCTCTGATTTTGTTGGAGCATTTCCAAAACCTGCGAGGAGGACATCTTCTTCAAACGCTTTTTGCGAAGTGTTTGATTCAAATACCGCCTCATATTCGGCTGGATAGCTGTCATATTCGAGTCCGAAAAGAGTATTCAGACCCGGCTCAAGCATTTTAGCAAAACTTGCTCTATTCATAGCCATTGTTCATACCCTCCTTAGATACCAGCACTGTCTTTAAGAAGATGCTCGTTGATAAGCACTTCCATGACAGCGTTAGCTCCGAATGCGTTCTCTGGTGAATCCACCAAAGAAAGAATTTTACAAGAAGCAGCGCCAGCCGCCATTGTTCCACTCAATTCGAAGCCTGATTGACCAGTCGTTGTGGACCCAGCGCCAGCAACAACATCAGCACAGTTGCCGATATTGGTCTGAGCAGGGGAACCCGCAGACTGAACTTTAAACACAGTATATGGACAATCATATACATATGCGATGATGTCAGTAGCTACTGTGCCTGATGGCCAGTATTCACTATAGACGTAAGAACCGTCACTTGCTGTGTAAGAACACCCCGCAAAAACACCAATGTTGTTAACTTCTGTGGCCGTGTGTGGCGTAACAACCCCATCTGCTGTGAGAACGCAGAGATCACCTGTGAAGATGTTTTCTGCAAGACCACTTGTGATGGTGTATTGGTTAGTGCGAGGTGCATTACCGCTCATGTGACGAACTGGGATAAACCCAAAGGCTGCATCTGCATTTGCCATTTTTCGCTCCTTTTAGCGTTAATTAGTCGCTTGCGGCAGAAAGAGATCTACCACGACTGGTTTCAGACTTCCGCTCTTGATAGATTGGTTGTCCACTACGCCGTCCTAACGCATCAAGATCCCCTGCAATCGATTCATTTTGCTCTTCGTTTTTACCAGAATAATAATCTTGCTTTTGAGCATTAATTTCTTCTGGCATTTCGCAAAGCAACATGCCTTCAATTCCAATTGATCCTGCCCACTGGCCATGATTGATAGTTGGGTACAACTTACTTTTCACAGTGTCAGCAGGGCGCGGTTCCCATCCTTCACGCATACGTTTGTACACGTTGTCTGGGCTTTCCTTACCCTGAATCGAGGTAGCAACCCACCTTTGGACATAGCCGGGACGTGCTTCGGGGGCGTCCAAAAGTGATGGTGGTTTCCATGCGGTCATAGGACGAGATTCCTCATCACGCACAGAGTTTCGAGTTTGGTTTGCACGAACATTTCTTGACTCAGACATTACTGGCTCCTTTGCTGACGCCGAATTTCGGCTTCGTATTTTTTAAGACCTTTTTCATCATTGATTCCAAGTTCTCTAGCCATTCTGAGTTGTTCTTGCGACATCCTCACTCTATTGCCCTTGTAACTGGAAGAACCGCCTGTAGTTGGGGCGACTGGTGGTCTACTTTTTGCTCTTGCCTTACTTGGACTTGCCCCTGAAGATAACTCAGGAAACATTTTTTGTAAACGGCTGTTTAAATTGTGGTAATATTCGTCCGAATTTTTGTCGAAACCTTCCAAGTCAAGTTGGACATCAATTGAACGTGCTGCCGCCGTTTCTCGCTCAAAGCCTTGGGCATTGAACCAATTATTTGCCTGCCACCATTGCATAGCTTTTGGTGGGGCTGGATTTTGTGCAGCTTGCTGTGCGCGGCCAACTGTGGGCGATGCAGCAGCACGTTGCTGACTTTGTTGCTTTTGCATTTCTGCGATACGCATAGCCGCTCGCATGTCGGCCATTTGCTCTTGAAAAGCTACTTGCGATTTCGTGTCACCTTCTTCCACAGCCTGTTCAAGAGCTGCTTTAGTTTGGTTATAACGCTGGTTAAACGCTTGTTCAGCCGATTTTTGAGATCCTTGCTCCAATCTTTCAAGGCGTTTTTGGAGCTGTGCATTTTGCTCCTGAGTTTGCCTAGCTTGGATTTCAGCATCTCTACGCTGGCTGACCAGCTTTTGAATACGCTTTTGAACTTTAGGTCCATAGTCATCATCCTGCTCTTGAGCCTCTTGAGCCTTATCTTTAGCTTCTTCTTTGGCTTCTTGTACAGGTTCGTCTACAACCTCTATTTCAAATTCCTCTGGATCACCTTTAGCCTTTTGAATTTCGGCTTCGATTTCTTCCAGAATTTGTTCTTTTTCTGCCATATCAATCACCCTACATATGCTGCGACTTCAACACCGTCTGGCAATATCGATGTTATTTCATCATCGTTTAGCAGAAGGAACTTGACGCCTTTTACAACAATTTTTTGACCAGCGTA